ACTAGCCGAGACGGCAATGTTAGTATTCGTCACCACGGCCGAGATCATTTCTACGTTACACCCAGTGGTGTGCGTAAACAAACTCTGCAACCTGATCAGTTTAAGAAGATCGGATTTGGCAGTGATAGTGGTGCTGTTGAGTTACCTTACACCGACATCAGTGCTAATCTGAGACCAAGTGGTGAATTACCCATGCACTTTGGCCTGCAGACCAAAATTGATACCGAAGTGCGAGTAATCATGCACTTTCATCCCACGTATACCACCGCAGCTATGTATGCAGGTATTGATCTACCCAATCTACTCAATGAATTTCCAGAATTGAGTCGATATACCTCAGTGGGTCCAACGGTGGGTATTATACCGCCCATTACACAAGACCTAGCCGATGCATGTATCGAGAATATTGGATTCAATGCAGATACCGGTGAGATCAAGTACAATATTATTGGCATGGACAGACACGGAGTAGTTGCTGTTGACACAAGTCCCTGGCGTGCTTATGAACATATTGAGAGACTAGAGCACATTTGCAAGATTGTATTGGCTAGTGGAAAATATTAAATTTGCCTGGTGGCCCACTAGAGTGACCAGTGGGCGACTAATATGGTTAACGAGGTATTGGCACCATCGTAGTCTATACGATAAAAACACAGGTCGTCCACCATTGAATAATTTGTATTTTCAATGGACAGAAACCGCCCAAGAGAGAACTTGGAGATTATTAAAAGAAACAGTAGTCTAAATATGATTTATATAGATGACAAAGACGTTTGGCCAAAACTTAGTGTAGACGATCTGTGGGTCTATGACAAATTGATTCTGGCAAAAAAATTAGGACATCAAGCTGCACCGGCAGGAGTTCCAGTGCCCACTGCCGGTTGGTATGTGGTACGTCCCATTACCAATTTACGCATGATGAGCCGCGGAGCAGAGAAAATTTGGCTCACTCCCGATGATGTAGATCTTGTGCCCGACGGATTTTTCTGGACAGAGTATTTTGAAGGACGTCACATCTCGGTGGATTTCCACCATGGTATCGGGGTATTGGCAGTAGAAGGATTTAGAAACAGCAACAGACTGGATAGATTCTGTAGATGGGAAAAAATACATAACACATATCAGTTTCCTGCGGTGCTGGGCAACATGTATCTAAGACAACCCTGGATCAACATAGAATATGTGGGGTCAAAAATCATCGAACTTCACATGCGTTGGAATGACGATTTCAGTAATCACACCAGCGATGTTATATATCCAGTCTGGCAGGATGATCCTATTCCGCAACCTGAAAATACCACTTGGTATCACAGTCCAGCAGGTGATAGACTGGGATTTTGGATATCACATAAATAGTTTTTATGAAGATCAAAGATATATTAACAGAATCCAGTAACCTGTTGTCCAAATGGCGCAACGACGAACCAGTGGCATTTGTCAAAAGCCTTACTAAGAAATTGGGACAGCCTGATGAACTCACAGCTAATCGTGCTGTATGGTACGATCAAGATGGTTTTAAACGCATAGAAGTTCTGGACGAATATATCCTGCACTGCTGTCCAGCACCGCATTATGATTTTGTGTACAGTACCATAGATCTGCATGTGCCAACGAAGTTTGTGCGAGTACTGGCAGAGTCGTCTGAAAGCATCTTGATAGACCTGCTGAAAAACGAAGTATCTGCTCGCTGTGCCACACTCAGTGCCAATGCAGTGACCTTAAACTATGTGTTGGATGTGGTTTCGGGACGAGTGCAAGGATCAAAAGAAGAATACGAGCGTCGCATTAAACAACTGTACAAGAACAAGTTGAATCCAGATCCCGAATGGTGGCCGGATGTTACAAAAGAAGTTAGAAAAAAATAATCAAAAGTAAAAGTGTTTGACAAACTAAACACACCATGTTAAAATAGACTTTTAACATTAGAACTCCTAATCTTCTGGAAATCATGCAACAATCACAATTATGTCAAAGAAATAAACTATGAGCACAGCACAATACAATTTAAAAACAAAAACAGATTACTTGAATCGCAAGATGTTTCTGGATCCAGCAGGCCCAGTTACTATACAACGCTTTGAAGAAGTCAAGTACAACAAGATTGCCAACTTTGAAACTACAGCACGTGGTTTCTTTTGGGTACCTGAAGAGATTAGCCTAACCAAGGATGCCGGCGACTTCAAAGATGCCAGCGATGCTGTCAAGCACATCTTCACCAGCAACCTGTTACGCCAAACTGCCTTAGACAGCTTGCAAGGACGTGGTCCTGCACAGGTGTTTACACCTTGTGTGAGTTTGCCCGAACTAGAAGCCCTGATGTATAACTGGAGCTTCTTTGAAACAAACATCCATAGTCGTAGCTACAGTCATATCATTCGCAACATCTACAACGTGCCCAAAGATGTATTCAACACTATTCACGACACCGAAGAGATTGTTGGTATGGCCGCTAGTGTTGGCCGGTATTATGACGAACTCCATGTAATCAACTGTCGTAAAGAACTTAATCCTGACAGTGTTACTGAGAAAGAACACATCAAAGCAATATGGTTAGCCTTGCACGCCAGCTATGCACTTGAAGCCTTCCGCTTTATGGTCAGCTTTGCTACCAGTTTAGCAATGGTTGAAAATCGTATCTTCATCGGCAATGGCAACATCATCAGTTTGATACTGCAAGACGAGTTATTGCATAAAGGCTGGACTGCTTTCTTGATCAATCAGGTGGTCAAAGAAGATCCTCGCTTTGCAGAGGTCAAGGCCGATTGTGAAGAAGAAGTTTACGAAGTTTACCGAGATGTCATTCGTGAAGAAAAGGCCTGGGCCACTTACTTGTTTAAGAAAGGTCCTGTGATTGGTCTCAACGCCAACATCTTAATGGACTTTGTGGACTACACAGCAGTAGACGCACTCAAGCAGATTGGCATCAAGTATCAAGGCACAGCACCACGCACCACACCGATTCCTTGGTTCAACAAGCACACTGACATACACAAGAAACAATCGGCATTACAGGAAACTGAATCAACGAACTATGTTATTGGTGTAATGAGCGATGATCTTGACTATGATCAATTACCGTCACTATAAGGAGAAAAAATGACACTGACAGTATACACCAAAGACAATTGTCCGTTTTGCGATCGAGCCAAAACGCTTTTAGAAAGTCGCGGGATAGCGTATAATACTATTAACTTGGAACAGCAACCAGATGCTCGCGAGTTTTTAGTGAATCAAGGCCTGCGTAGTGTTCCCCAAATTTTCAATGACACAACACTATTGCAGGGCGGTTATCAAGGACTAGCAGCACAACCTGAAGAATTTTGGACCCAACTTAAAGGATAATGATGAACGAAGGCGAAATTAACACAATCAAACTTACTTCTGGCGAAGAAGTTGTGGCAAAAATTATGAAGATTGACGACGGTATGTTAGTTGTTAAACAACCAGTCAGTATTGGGCCTGGCCCAAACGGCGGTCCTCCGATGCTGATGCCCAGCATGTTTACCGCCGAAATGGGCCAGGATGTAATCCTATATGCTTCGGCAATTTCTATGATTGCCCCCACAAGAGAAGATGTTAAAGTTTCTTATATTAAAGCAACAACCGGCATTGATGTGCCGGCCAAGAAACAAATTATTACAGGTTAAGGATTCCGCTTAAACAGGAAAAACAATCTGTCTTGATCCTGTTTAAGTGTTTCGAGAGTCAAGTTGTACTTCTTGGCCAACTCATACGCAACATCAAAGGACCATGGAAATATATCAACCCATGGTCCATTTTTGTGACTGTGTCCAGGATTGCAACGCATCCACAAATGCCCGTTGGGAGCCAGCAGGTTAACAGTGGCAGCAAATCGTATTTCGATATCCTCCCTGCTGTTAAAGTTAATTGATCCTAATGCAATAACATGATCATAACTGGCTGGCTCTACATGATAATCCAAAATATCCACTTGGAAATCAGCACAGTTGTTGTAAGGATCAATACCTATTAGATTAGGAATACGCCCTTTAAATGGGTTGTATCCGCAACCCACATCCAACACTCGTTTTGGATTAGCACG